GTATCGATTTTTATAGCGAACAACCCGAACAGCCAACATATTTGCTTTATAAAATCGACTACCGATATATCCGGCAGGTTTGAACCGATCGGATAAACACCTCCATAAGCAACATCTTCGGTTATATCCGGGTCGGTTATCTTCACATAGCTTTTGATTGTCCCTAATCTATAAGTCGAAGTTATTTGCATCTCAATATCGCTATATCCTTCCAATCTGAAAGGCATACTGCCTTTATATCTGCAAACGCCCAGTTCATCGGCTTTAAGATAATATATACCCAAAACATGAGATGAATTATAAACCATGACTTCAACCGCAGTTTTACCGGCCGGGGCGGTCGTCGATATACACAAATCCAACTCCCAGTCTTTCCAGTTACTCGTATTGTGAATAATTATATTATTCCAATCGTGACCCGTGATAATCCGTATATTCTGAATCGCATTTACTTGCCTCAACTGAACCCCTCGTGTATCTTCGTCAATTCCCGTTATTTCCGCTTCAAACCAGTTGTATTTGGGATTTGCTTTCTGTGAGATGAGGGGCAAGTACAACAGTTCTATATATTGCTTATAGCTGCCCCAATCCATTGTAAGACCGTAATATGAGGCTATTTCTTCCAACAGCCTCATGCAATTGACCGACGGGTGTATAAATATCTTGTCCCGGTTGGAATCTACATCTATACCCGTATTATGACGGATATAACCGTGTGACAGTTGACCGTTAACCAGTCCGTTGTCGTATGTCGTAGAGCTGTTCCACGGCAAAGCCATATCGGCAAACTCCTGTATGCTTTTATCATCGTTCATGAGCTGAATAAATTTCTCACTCATTCCCCAAGTCAAGGCCACATTAAAGCCGTCTTCGCTACACGATATAAGAACGGCTTTTGCGTCGAACAGCTTTACCCCATTCCTGTAATACTCCGCATTGAAATAGTCCCTCATCATGTAGCTCTCATGCCCGGCAACATCGGGAAATTCCAACAGCCGTATATTCTTATCCGTCCTCGGTAGGGTTATCGTATAACTGTTAGAGGCTGTTATCTTGGAAATGTCCCCCAACAAATTACTCTTGAAATTGAGTGTTATCTCATCGTCTCTCAAATCGACTCTTTCACCCTTGATATATAGTTCTTCTTTCATATCCTTGTTATTAAATTTAACATTGCCTTATATGCCTTTTAGCCCGTTTGAGAGCGTTTCTTTGTTCCCGTGCAGATTTACCGCCAAGACAAAGAAACGCTCTTAAATCGGCTTATTTTTACGCTCTACCGGTCGCCCAAATTCTCTACCACATTAACCTGTGAGCCAACCTTGTTAATCTCCGTTACGGAAACGACCGGTTGAATCCCTTTTACTCCTTTGGCGACAGCCCTCGCAATCATATCCTCGCCCATTGCTTGGCTGCCCTTTTCCACCACAATAGGCACACCTCCGCCCGCTTGATTCATGTACGACAATATCGGGGCGAACATGGAGGTCGCTCTCGCCGTCATAACGCTCTCTCCGTTAGACAACATGGCGGGTATGCTGTCGCTTGTTCCCGTGCCGGATCCTTCTACAAGGCCGCCTTTGGCAAACTTGGCCGAGTTTATAATTCCTATCGCGGTTGTCATATTGGAGATAATTTGAACAATCCCGGCTGCTGACTCTGCTATCCCGGCTATTCCTTTCCATGCGTTTGCCGATGTCAGTTTGGCGATTGCCTTTCCTGTTTCTATGGCTATCTCGGCGAGGGCTAATGTCTTTGACAATATCAAAAACGCCTTGTTGCTCTCTCCAAGCTGCTCAAATAACCCCGATAGAGCTCCCGTAATCTGTGAAGCCGCATCCAGTTTCGCCTGTTCTATTTCTATTTCCCTCTGGGCAAGTTCCTCTTTGGCATCCAAATATTCCTGCTGGGCTTCGAGTTGTCGGGCTTTGAACTCGGCATCGCTTTCTCCCTCTAACTGCTGTAAGGAATCAAGCCGTTTCTTGGCATTTTCAAGCTCAACTTGCAACTCATCTTCTCCGGCTATCTTGGCTTCCGCTAACCTGTTGGACAGTTCGAGTTCAAATGCTTTCATGGCTTTCTCCTGTTTTTCCCGCTCATGCTCCGATGTCATTTCGTCGAGCTTCTTTTGATAACGAGCCTCGATTAGCTTTTTCTGCTCGGCTGTAAGCTCGGTATTGGATAGCTCTATCTCCATTTCCTTTTTGAGCAACTTGGCTTTCAAATCGTACTCTTGATAATCGCCTTCCGTGGCAAGTTCGAGTTTCTGCCGTATGTAGTCGGCCTCTTGCTGCAACTGGTTCCTCATCTCTTTTTCATTCACCTTAGCGAGGTCGGCGGTACGCTTTTTATTCAATCGGTCGATAGTCTCGTTTACGGCGGATTTGGCTTTGGGGGTCAAATTTTTTTCGGTTTCAAGGTATCTGTTCAAGTCCTCGATTTGGTCGTCATAGCTTGCGTTTATGGTGGCTCGCTGCTTTTCCGCACTGTCCTCGATGAGCGAGTTTTCTGCGTCTCTGAGAGCTCGCAAGGCGGCTATCTCTTTCTTTTGGCGTTCCTGTAACATCTTCATTCTTTTCTCGTTTTCTTCCCTCTCTTTACGGTCTCTTATTTTCCGTTGTTCTGGTGTTAAAATGTTCGGATCGGTATCGTTGAGAGCTTCCCCCTTTGGCTCTTGAATGGTAAATGTTGGTTTTTCTTTTGGTGTTAGCGGTATAGGCTCACCTTTAAGTCCGTCCATGAGCCCCCCGACAAAATCGAACATTCCCTTTACCCTTTTTATCTGTGAGTTAATTGTTTTAACTATGTCCGTCATAGTCGCATTCCAACCTGTTTTTATCTTGGATTGCAACGCCTCAAACGTGCCGCCGGTTATGTCTGCAAACTCCGATATGGCGTTTTGAAGCTCTATTTCAGAGTTTATTCGTGCCCTCTGCAATTCTCCAAGCTCGCCGGAGCTTTTCATCACGGTTTGCATGCTCGTATCTATGTCCTTCAAGGTTTTCAGATATTGAAGCCCGGCATCCTCTCCCGGACTTCCGAATATGTCGGCGATTGCGGCTCCAACGGCGGCGGAGTTTTCCGGCAGCTCTCCAAGTCTGGCCGATATTTCCCGGATAACATCGAATATCGTTTTGCTTCCGCTTACAAGATCCTTTTGTACCTGCTTCGAGTCTAAGCCTATATTTTCCAACGCCGTGGACGTGGCGGTCGTCATTTCCCGCAAACGGATCGTTGCCTCCTTGATTGCGTCGATACCCTTGTCGGAAAACAGGCCGTCTTTGTTCGTCTGGCTGACTATGGCTATAAATTCATCGGCATTCAATCCGGCCTCTTTGAAGAATGTCGAGTATTCACGGACGTTTTGTAAAAACTCTCCCGATACGTCCGCACCGGAGATAAGCCCTTCTTTCAGCAAGGAAACAGCCTCATCGGTAGATATGCCGAACTGCCTCGTCAAGGCGTTGGCCGTGTTCAGTGTCTCCCGGAAATCTTTCCCGAATGTGTCCGATATGGCTTGCACCTCGTTTCTGAACTGTTTTAGCTCGTTCCCCGACAAACCTGTCAGCTGCTTTGTCAATCGGGTTGCCTCCACCAGTCCGGCGTTATAATCATACCACCATTTGAAGGCAGAGCCGACACCGACAATGCCGGCGACAGCCATAAATGAGGGGCTCTTGATGAGGGATAAAAGGGTCTTGCCAAAGGCTTTTATCTTCGTCGTCGCCCCCGTGCCGCCTTCCGCTATCTCAAACAGGGTTTTGGCAAAATCGGAATTTAAGCCGATAGCCTCCTTTATGGCATTGTCATAATTACCGACGTTCCTGTAATACCGACCGGTTTCCTCCTCCGCTCCTTTTAACGCTTTGGTTACCCCGTTTATCTTATCTTCAAGCCTCTTGCCTTTGGTGGCTTCCCGCTCGGCTTGGCTCAATCGGTCGTACTCGGCCGTAAGGTTCGAGAGTGCAGCCCGCAGTTGTTTCAACGACCCTTTTTGTTCTTCCTCGATTCGGAGGTTGTTTTGTATCTCTTTCCGTAGGGCTCGCACTTTGAATGCGCTTTGCTCGATTTGGGTACGGTATTCCTCCATTCCCTTTCTATATTCCTCCTCGCTAATCGCTCCCTCCTTGAAAGCCTCGGTTAATTCCGTCTGCTTTTTTTTGAGCTCGTCGATTTGTTTCTGACTCTCGACAATCTTCCGTATTGCCTTCTCGTTGTTCACTTGGATTTTTACTCCGATAAGAATTTCTTTTTCTCTCATTTTTTTATTTTTTTGGTTAGTTAATTTAACATTATCGGATAGCCGCACAAACGCTCAACGACAATCCGGTAATTGCAATCTTCTTTTATTACTTCCATAGCTTGAATGTTTAATTGTATCACAAATGCGTCTTATTGCCCATTCTTTTTAGATTTGCGGAGGTTTCTCCTTGAAAACAATAAATTATACCAAACAGGAAAGAAACACTCTTAAATCGCCTTATTTTCTATTCGCTCAATATCTCTACCTCAAAACCGAGAGCCCGGAGTTCTTTTATCCGATACTCCTGCAACGGCCTCGGCCTTTCTCCGGGACGTTTGACTTCGATAAACGATGCCTTTCCGCCTTTCAACGTCATAAGGTCGGGAAATCCGGGGCGATTGGTTATACCCAGCTTCACCACGAGATAGCCCCGTTTCGTATAGCGGTTTATTATTTCCCGTTGTATGTCTCTTTCAAGCCTCGCCCTGCTCATATACCGCCGTGTTTCTTTCTGTACCACGCTGTCGTGAAATCCCGTTTTGCCGTCACCGCTTCGTAAATATCTGCATCTATACCTCCCCGACTGAAAAAGAAACAGCACGGGGCGGGACTCCTGCGTTCCCTGCTTTGAATCCTGTTCCTCGTCTGCTCATAGGATAAATAAGAATACGCCATAGAATAGAAAACTATCGCTTCGGCCGTATCAAGGCGTATGCCCTCACGGGCGGAGACCAGTTGCCCCAAAAATGTCTTGCTTTCCTCCTGTTGGAACGTTTCGGGGCTGTCCGTCCAGTTATCGAACACCCGCCGCAATAGTTCCCCCTCCGCTTTGAAAAGATAATACACGGCGATTTTACGCCCTTTGAAAAGCCGCTTTATGTATTCCGCTTTCGTGGTATCTATGATATGAGATTTTCCCTCCTCGTCTATCACCGTGCCGCCTCCGATTTGGTGTATCTTTGCCAACAGTTTGGAGGGGGTGTCTCCCAATATCACGGAATCGCCGAGTTTCGCTATCCGGTTACGCCGCAATTCGGAGATGAGGCGGGTGGAAGCTGCGGGAAGGGGGACGAGCCATTTGTAATCGGTCGCCTCGCTCTCAAATCCCGCTTCCTCTTGTGTGAATGAAATCCAGAACGGGTCTATGAAACGCCGTATATCTTCGATGCATGCATCTGTGTAATCGTTCACGGTATAGCCGTTTATACGCTTTTGTGTGACATGGACGAAATCACGGGCAAAGGCATAAAAATTCTTATATCCTCCGAAAGGGCTGTAACTGCTTACATAT